CTGTTACCCATTGTTTTATATCTAGGCCCATCAGGACAATTCTCCTTGATGTTTGTGTAGTCATCAGGGAATCCTTGCAACCTTTCACATTCGATAGGTGTTAACTTTCTTACTGCCATATTTTTAGCAACTGCTGGTGTCTTACTTTTATCTAATGTAGGAGTAATCGTATCAACTGACATAGATTGTGAGTCACTGTTCTGCCAACCAAAAGAAACTGCCACTTGATTATCTCCCATGTTAGCTCTTAGGGTAGGAGATTTTTCTTCAGTAAACCTAGATGGATTACCCTCCCTCTTTGCAATACCAGGTTCAAACCCATGTGCAACTTTTTGATCCATTACAAAAGTTTGTGCATGATGTGACATGATGCTTGGCTGATGAGAGGATAAACAATTAGATACATCCAACTCAGTTACACTCATGTTATTTTTTTGCCCATCCTCACGAATGCTATAAGCAATAGGATTATTTAATACAAAAGGAACATTACCACCGCCTGTACCCCATCTTGCAGTTACTGAATGGCAAGTGTCACCCATTTGTTTTACACGACTATCTGCTGGATGGTTCTCAAACACTTCAACAATAGCTTTCTTATGCAAGCTATCAGAGTTTAATCTTTTATAGTCCCTTGCACACAAAGCATCTATGTGGTTTTGATGTAACAAAGGTATCATTTTTGCTGAGGTTTTGTTGAGTCCGTCTGTTCCCATGTCTTTGTAATCTCTTGCTTGGAGTGGGCCACTTGTGTCAATGCCAATTCTAGTGTCTTTGGGAGTGTCTTTCCTCTTTTTTCTGCTCTCCTCAATATGCCTTGACAAGCTTTCTGGCTCAAATAATACTTCTGCGGCAGGTCGCCAATCTCCAAGATGTCCGACAACAAAGACTCTTCGCCTTCGCTGTGGGACTCCGAAGTTCTGAGCATCAAGCACTCGGTAGCTGAACCCATACCCGAGTTCGCCCACCGCCCCGAGGAATGAACCAAAGTCCCTTCCTTTCGATGAACTGAGGACACCTGGCACGTTTTCCCAAATGAACCACTTGGGTTTAAACTTGTTAAGAATGCCAACATAGATGAGGGCAAGATTGCCTCTCGGATCTTCAAGTCCTTTTCTGAGCCCTGCGACTGAGAAGGATTGACAAGGTGTTCCTCCGACCAAAAGGTCAATTGTTTTTTCTCCAAAATTCCACTCCTTATAATTAGACATATCACCAAGGTTAGGCACACCCGGATAATGATGTGCCAATACTTCACTTGGAAACTTCTCGATCTCAGAAAACGCAACAGGATTCCAACCTAAATCATGCCAAGCTACTGTTGCTGCCTCTACGCCACTACATACGGATAGATAATTCATAGCAATTTATACTCTGCAAAACTACATGGCTCATCAAACCGATTTAATACTGACTTACGCTCGGTTTCGATCTCATAGTTTTTATTTCTCAGCTTAAACACCACATCACTGAGTCTGTAAATACCAAGCTCAGTCCATGCCTCCATCGGACTAATCTTATTGTTAGCTTTAAGATAATCTAATAACCTCTTTTCTTGATTTGTCATATTGACTCCCTTTTAGTGTACATATTTTTAAGATTAATATCATTAAGGCGCATGTATTTCAAACGCCTTAACAATCCCTCCCTTTCTACTGATGTAACTGACAAGCATAAATTGATCATTACATCATCACTTTCTAACCATTCCCATGCTTGCCTTCTTTGTACTGCACTTGATTGTGCTGCCACTGCATCATGAATAGCATTTAGCAATATCGCTACTAACAATCTTGCATAAGGACTATCCATGTTCGGATTACTTCTTTTAAAACTATCAAAACTAAGGTCAACATTGTAGTTCATAGTTATTCCTTTTTATAAGCACGCAAAAAATCATCCATAGCATTTTTAATTTTGATTTGTTCACCACCAGGCAACCTGTCAATGCTATCTTTGTTTATCATTAACAGATGTTTAGCCTTGTCGCACTTAGTTTTGTTATCAATCTTTTTTGATTCACCAAGTTTTGTAACAACCTCAATAAATTTATCTGCCAATTGATATTCATCTGCTAGTGCGATAGAAGGTTTGCCTGGCAGACTCAGGCTATATTGCTTTTTTACAGGTGCAGTTTCCTTTACCTTTTGGGCCATAGATTTAGTTGCTGCATTGCCATCATCATCTTCAGGTGCAATGCCAGTTGCAGCCATGATCGAGTAACGTCTTGCATACGTCAATGCTGAACCATAACCTTGTGGTGTTTGCTTATCAGCAGGTACATGAATCAAACCACCTGACATTTCTTCACCACTTTCATGCAGAAATATAGTTTCCACTTTTACACCTGACTCACATTCATGAGTCTTTTGTATCAATGCTAAACTATGGTTATGCAAGGCATCTAACACTGCCTCTATACACCCTGCCAAATCAACGTATTGGCTTTTAAAGTGTGGGTTCGTACTGTTCTTTAGTGCTGGTGCAAATTCTTTTTGTGCCGCTACAAACGCTTTAGCAATCTCCGATGTTGTTGTCATCTTCTTCTCCAAAGTAAAGTTTAATAATGTCTTGTCTTTTTTTTGTATCTTTTACGTTACGATACAAGACCTGTAAAAATGTATGCGTATCAGCCATGCGCATACTATGGTCATACTGCTCAGTTCCATCGTTATTTATATCGCTCATTTATATCTCCCTATCTCTGATTCTTAGTTTAGATTGTCGAATAGTTCTCGCTGGTTTTGCTGGTGTTATCTTCTCAGGCTGTGCCTTGTAGTTAATTAAAGGCCATGATATTTTATAACGACCTGATACTGCATGCTGATTGTCGTGCATGTAGTCCATGATTTTGATCTCATGAGTTGCCACTTGTCCCTCTAAATCCTTAATCATGTCCCTAAGTTCTATTATCTTCTCAGCATACTCTTCAGCCTCAGGAATAGTTATCTCAGCCTTTTCAGGTTCGTCAAAGATGCGTGAGGCTTCAGCTGGTGTCGTTATGTCATACCATTCCACCTCATCATTAGTTTTCCATTTATCGATCCTACGTTGAAAGTCTATGATGGCATCATGTATCTGACCAATCGTTTCATCATCACGTTGATAAACAAAAGTTCGCAGCGTTGTGCCTTTATACAATACACATACTGCACCCCATTCTGCACCTGTACAATCCATCTGCATTTGCAGTTGTAATGGTCCACGATAGAGTGGCAATTGGTCTGCACTTTCTACCTCGTGTGCAGTCAGTTTTGCCTCAATGATACCCATCCCGGACATCTTCACCTCATCAGCATTGACACAAATAATACCTTTGTCCAGGTCAGTCATAATTACTCGATCATCACCTGTTACAGTGCCATCCAAACTACATGCGAATGGCAAAGTATCATGATGATAAGGTTTCTCATGGTCAGTTTTGAGGTTATTAGAATCCTGGTCATTGATAAGACCAAGCCGTTGTGCTGACTTAACAAGGATTGTTGACTCTAAAGTATTGCCCCAATCCATTGATTCATTAGTTATAAATGGGGGTTCAATCCCTGATATAACATCCATCTTTTCTTTTAACAGTTCATTGACTGTTTTAAACTTACTAGCACCCATTAAAACAGGTATCTCGGATGCGCTGAGTTGGTCGTTCGGTGTGACTTTTCCTACCATTATTTATTCTCCTTTATTGGATTTCCATGTTTATCAAAACGACTTTTGACGTAAGCATCGTAACGTAAGCTAAAAGCAAACATTAATTCATCGTGAGCCTCTTGTGAAAGTTTACTGATAATTGCATTAGGACCTAGTTCTAAAACTAAATTACTAAAGTCTTGAATAACAAAATGTTGATGGGCCTCATCTTGAGCTTGTTGTCGATCTGAAATAGACATCTCAACCTCATCCTCATCACCATAATATTCGTTAGTACCTCGATCATAACTCATAATTGCACCTCCATATAATAGGGATTATCTACCTCAGTTCCATCTGCTAAAAATAATGTTTCTTCATGCCCCCAATCTTGTTCCCATGAAGTCCAATAAGTATTGTCAGGATCGATCTTGTGATCGATCAAATAAAGTTTCCATGAGTAACCAGGCATAGATTGTAGGCATTGTTTACTGCAAACATATTCGCTGCCACCAAGTAAAAAACCTTCTTCCATACCTTTGCTGCAACAATCGCAACGCCTTGAATAATATTGATTAGCCATTGTTAGTCCTCCCTTTTTTTATTATTGATTGATGCTGCAAGATCGATTAAAGCACAGCTTGCGCAGTCCATTAATTCAAGTCGCTCTTCCTCATCATCCATAATTTCGAGTAAGCTTGTTGCTTGGTGAATAGCTTCAGCAATAATTTCTATTCTTTTTGTATTTTCATCTTTCATTGTTTGTTTTCCTTTTAGTAGGTTATAAAATAGGTATCTCAACCTGTATATAAGTATATATCAAAGATATCGTTTTGTGCAAATTAATTATCCTGGTCATTGAAATAGGTATCTCAACCTAATAATCCTGGTCATTGAAATAGGATCGATCGCGGCCAAAAAAAAAGGATTGCCACGAAATATGGCAACCCCCTTTTTAATCCTTATTGGTTATTTTTCTTGCTTATCTTCACTCTCCCTTTACTTCTTCAAGTTCAAATTCGTGAGGTAATTCTTCTGCCCCACTCTCTCTATCTTTATTATGTTGCTCAAGCCACTTCTCAAAGTTATTAGTAGTCCCCTCGTAAGTTCTAGGGTTTCTACA